CTTTGTTTGTAAAAGTATCAAAACCCTAATACTTAGATTTCTTTACTACTTTTGCTTTTGCTTTTTTCTTAGACTTCTTTTTGGCTTTTTTAGCTTTGCCGTATTTCATTAATTGTATTTCCTTGCAAGTGATTTACGAACTTTCTTCTCTATCTTTTTAATTCTTCTTTTTGCTTTAGCTTTTTTAATCTTTTTTTCATCTTGCTTTGCGCCTTTACCTTTTTTAACTCGTAATACTTTTTTCTTACCTTTTTCATCCTTTTCAGATGTGGAGTAAGACGTAGCTTTCATATATACAGTTTTTCCAGTAATTGGATTTTTAACATTGACTTGCTTTGTCGCACCTTTTGAACCATCTTTTTTAGTAACAACATTTCTGCTGACATCAATTACTTTACCTTTACGCTTACTAGACATAACTTCACTACTGCCAACCATATTGTAACTAGCATCGGTTTTCTTTTTACGCTTTTCTTTTAATTTTTTTAGATAGCTTTTCTTCTTACTCATTACTTCCCCACTTGCTTCATTGCAGTTTTATGTGCTTTGTCAAATGACATACCACGATTAATTAATGCTTTCATCACTTTCATATGCTTAGAAGTATGGTGTTTCCTATGCTTTTTAAGCATGTCCATATACTTCTCTTTGTTATGCATCTTTCCTCTTCTTCTTTTTTAATGCCGTCTTATATGCTTTTTTTTTCGATTGTGATTTTTTTAATGCTTCAGCAGTTGGCGCACCTTCTTCACCTGGTTTTCTCATCCTCTCGCCACTACCAGCTTTTATTCTTTTTCTTTTTGCATGTATGTTTGCCCATAAACCTGGTCTTTTAGCCACACTTACACCTCCATTTTCTTAACGCTTTATTTATTCTGCTATTTGGGTCCCTAGCTGTTTTAGCTGATGTTAGCCTCTTTTTCATTCCGCACATTCTTGCACAAAAACTTTTACGTCTAGACTTAGCTTTACCTTTGGGATTTTTCTTTGTTACTGGTGCTTTTAGGTTACCCCCAGTGGCACGATTATAACTGGCACGACCTTTAGCATTTAGGCCACCACTTTTAGACTGACCTTCTTTTCTAGTCCATGCTTGGCTCATTGCCCATCGCTCCCATTTGCTGTGCTAATTGTGGATTAGCTTGTAATTGTTGAAATATTTCATCCTCTGACATACCTTCAAACATAGATGGGTCAGGTTGCTGTTGTTGCTTTTTCTCTCGCATTTCATTTATTAATCTTTCAATGCCAGGTAATTGCATATTCTCCAAAATATATTCAGGGTCCTGAATCAGTCCAGCTTGTGCTAATGATAATATCTTTTCTTCTACATAGGTTCTATTGTCAGGTAACATACTACCTACTCTAGCCCTGACCATTTGGTCAATGTCTGCAAACTCCATTCCCTGGTATACTACTTCTGCTTCATTTCCTTCAGAATCTTTCATAGATAAAGAATGATTTTCAGTTCCCATATTCTTAATCATTGCAATCCACATACTGCCTAGTACTTGCATAGCACTATCTAATTGCCTGGATTTAAAATCTATTTTAGATGTAGAAGCAGTACGATATACTTGCGCTTGTACTCCGCTAGTTACATTTGGTTCTTGCTTACCCATCGTAGCCTTGTTAACACCTGAAACAGTTTCAAACATATCTACCAGCAGTTGGTAAAAGTTAAAAACGTATCCTGGTATTGATGCTGGTTGCAACATACTTACTTGCCCAGGACCTCGCTTACGAATCACAGAACCAGGTTTATTATTGATTTGGTCTTGTAGATCTGCTGTTTCATCCACAACAAACATTGGGTTAGCAATAAGATGGACATTGTCCATTACCTGAGATGCAATGCGGTCTAGTGCTAGATTAATACTTTTTAATCTCTTCGGTTCGGGCTTACCCCAAAACGAATGTGCAGAACCACCATTTTTCATTACAACATAAGGGAATGGATAAGGACATCTATTCATTTTATCCAGGAACTGATACCGACTAGGCCCATCGTATAGTATGATGTCGTTTGCCATGCAAATCTTTCGTAACCCACCTGGATACTTTGGTTTGCCAACCTTCTGTTTATCAGAATCTTCTTGGGTATATTCGACACTTCCGTCTCGCATATACACTTCAACCAGTAAGGCCCGTTCTTCCAAGTTTTGCATAGCCTCAGTTTCACCTTCAAAGTAATTAGTCTCTGTCCCATGAGAATCAGTTACCTGGATAAGTGATTTACCACCTTGATTTACTTCGGTGATTTTTAATGCTTCGTATTCTGACATCTTACCCATTGATTTAACAAGATGTCCTTTTTCGGGAAATAATTCTTTTATTTCATATAATGGCCTAGGTGCCATATGAATAATCCATTGTGCATTTTCTAATTTTGTAGCACTAGGATTCACATAAAAACTAAATGGGTCCACCATATCACAATCAGGTAAATCATCATGCATATTCCAGTTTAGTTTTACAATACCAGTCCCATAGACAAGATAGTCAGTAAGCCATTCAGGAACTAATGTTGCCATGTCTCGCATGTACCACAAATCATCTAACTGAGCTTGAAGTGTTTTAGCAACAAATTTAGACTCCTCAGTAGCACCCACTGGTATTACATCTATCTTTGGAGGCTGAGATGACATAATTGGTATTTGGGTATCAATTACATTGGCTATCATGTCTAGGGTTAACTGGTTCTTATATTCAGGCATGGATAAACCTTCCCAGTGATTACCCATGTATAATTTTTCTGATTCTCGCCACAGCTCACTGGTCTTTCTCCTAGCTTTCCTAGCAGAATCCATCATGGCATGTATCTTTTTAATTAATTCTTTTTCTTCGTGGCTGGGTTTGTATTCTTCTGACATTTAGTTACTTTCGTTATAATTATATCCTAAAACCATCATATCACTGATACTGGCAATAATATCAATATATGCATTTCGTATTTCAGAAGACATTTCGACCAGTTCATCATCATCCTCCATTTCAACTCTATACCAGGTGCCATTTTCGAAATCATACCTTTCAATTATCCTCTTAGTCCTGGAACGTCTGTTTTGTTTGCTTCGAACTTTTGCATCAGCTTTTGTATCCATGGTTTAGCTTCTTCTTCTTCAGGTTTTCCTATGGCCATCATGGCATACCTAGTTGCATCCAAAAGATGGTCAGGACCCTTCGTATCTAAATCTTCAGGCCGTCTAAGGTCGTGTACCAGCATCGGTATTGTATCTATGAATTTGCGACAAGTCTTAAATACAAAGAACTTAGGCGGTGTTTCTTCATCCCATTTTAAATACTCTCGTAAGAGGTTCCAACCACTCAAGCGGTTATTATTAGCTTTTATTGCATTTATTCCACCTTTTCGTAACAAATCTGCTATTGCCATATGGGACCCAGCGACTGCATCAGAGCGATTAGTATTTATAGGATTTCGTATCCACATACTAGGGTCCCCTAATGTGGCTCTAAACTCTTCACCTTGGCTCATACCAGTTAATGCTTCTATATGGCCTGATAACTCCATTTCTGCCACATAATACTCTCTATATAGGTAAACATCACCTTTAGGACTAACAGCAAGAAAGGCGGTTGCAAATGGTGCCTTGTATCCATAGTCAATTCCACGATATTTATACCAGGTACTAGGTATTTTAAAAGGTTCTACCACATGCACATCGTATCGCCACTGACTAAAATATTGGCCGTAGTAAACATCCCAGTCCCCATCTAGCCAGGCCCTTCTTAGTTCTTCAGGCAAACCTTTCAACATTTCCATATATCCTGGGTCCTCTCGCATAAGAGTAGGATTGTCATGTATCTTACTTGGTATGAATATCCTGGTCCTACCAGTTACTGGGTCGTAATGGGTTTTTTCTCGCTCATTTGCTACAAATCTTTCCTTAAACCAATTATGCCCAGGTCCACCAGGATTACATGTTAAAAATATTTGTGGTGCTAGACCTATCGTACTACGGCAACTAGAAATGAGCTTTAAATAATCTTCTTCATCTGCAATCAATGTAGCTTCCTCAATACCCATTTTATGGTATTCGTGACCCTGATATTTTTGATAGGCTTGTTTATCCATTAAGTGGCCAGTTCTTATGACTGCGCCAGTGGGAAATCTAAATTCTGCTGGGTTACCAACCACTTCAACATCCAGGTGTTTATACATCTGTGTAGCCCTATCTATATAATCTCGTAAGTCATCGTAGTTTCTACGGATAATAAGGCCTCTATAAAGTGGATTATTAAGGTATTCAGGGTCTACCATCCATGCCATTAGACAGCTGGATTTACCTCCACCACGACTACCACCAAAGGCTATTTCAAATTCTTGCCTGGATAATGCAAACGCTTGTTTTGGGTGCGGTTCCCAATGTATTTGCATTATTTATTAAATATCCAATCAGCAAGATAATCTAAGCTTTTTGGTTCTTTTAACTTCCAATCAAATGGTATTGGTTTATAATTATCTATTTTTGCTATATGTGCAATTTTATCCATACCCCTAGCCAAACATTCAGCCTCTCTATTTTGTCCAATAGCAACTAAGTTTGTTACATAGTTGTTTTGATGGTTCATTGCTTTATAGAACTGATATATTGCATTTGCTTGTTGCTTTGTTAATGTCATCACACCCCCCAGTATGTGTTTTTTCTGTACTTGGTTTGTTCGTACTTGGTCATATCCTTCCAGCATTTAGGTAGATATTCAGCACGACTATCACAACCACTTGCCAATCCGCAGTATGTGTATGTTTCTTTATCGACTACACCGCTATGAATGTTATAATTTGATTTAGTAGCGAAAGCGCATTTACGATTTATCTTCGGACATACATCAAACATATTCTTCCCTTGGTTTTATTAGTTGTCTTTACGACTATAAAAAGTTTTTTCATATTCTGTCTAGGAGTCACAATGATATACTGGCCGTATGGGACCCGACGAGACGGATGCCCCCCCTCGCAAAAAATAAAAAGGTTTGCGAACAATATTAATCAGCATCAACTTTTGCTTTCGAGGCCAGGACTTGCTGACTTAGCGAGTCTTTCTCCTCGGTAGAATTAGATTTGTCCACTTTTTGTCCACTACTGCCCTGGGACTCAGCACTATCCTGGCTAACATCACCAGGCAAAAAAGTTTCGCTCTCACTCTGCTCAATCGTACTTACTTTGGGGTCATCTAAAGGAACCTTTTGAGGCAATACAATCACTCCAGTAATATTCTTTTGCTCGACTTCCATTTGCATTGCTTTTAAATCAGGGACCATTTTTGGCAATAGGATGCGCCACGCTGAGACTTGTCTTTTGTCCTGGTCATTCATAGCTACATCAAATAGCTTTTGAACTAATTCGTTCCTCTGTGGGTGTAATCTTACCAGGTCCTTAACTGATGTTTTAGGCCTCCCAGCTACATTACCTGATTGTCCTTTTTTAAACGGCATATACTATTGTTTTTGCATTGTTAATTGCTTGATTATATATACCTGAGTAAAAGTATCAAACTATGTATTAAATAAACTTTTATTTATTTTACTTGCATTATTATATGTAGCAGTGCTACACTTTAGGTATGATATACTTAATTAACACTCACACCCAAGGTAACCCTCGAGGATACATCGCTGTAAATTCAACAATATCAGCACTTGGGTTCAAAAGAAAGGAACAGCAACCATGGTAGAAGTAAAGAGACTCATTTTAGACCTAGGTGATGCCATTGATTATGGCTTCAAA